ATATAAACTTTAAAATGTTTATATATATCTATTATGTTCTCCAATTATTAATATTTAAAAAGAAGTTCTTGTGAACTTTTTAAATATTAATAATTGGAGAACTATTATGGTTTCAGCAAATTTCAGCAGTATCGACAACAACCGAATTGCTAGTGCTAGACAAGTTTATGCCGTAGCTTGCCACTTTGCCAACATTCACTCGAAATCTCCTTCGGAGAGATTTGGGCTTACTAAAGTCTTCAACGCAATCCTCAACAAATCCTACAAGGATTCTGATAGCTATATGACTCATGGCGATGCCACAGACTTCTTGGAACATCAGGTTGTTCCAGAGCAGTTTATTCACATGGTTTCTAAGCCAAAGGCTAAGAACACTGCTTCCAAGAAAAAGCCTACGGCTAAAGTGAATAGCGTAGCTAAAAAGCTAGATGATAGAGTTGTTGCACTCGAATCGAAGATTACTGACGTTGATGGTAAGCTAACTCAGATCTTAGATATTCTATCTAAGTAATTTCAAACTGGGCAAGGAAGCCCTTTATAAATTCTATTTGTGAGGTATGTTATGTTGAAAGATCTATTTAAAGATGGTAAGTTCGTTCTAGGTTTAGTTATTGGTATGAATCTAGGTTGTATGTTAATAGTTTATATGAGCCTTTGGCTCGATGGAGCAGTTTAATTATGTTAGTTTTTGCTTATAAATCTAAAAAAGAATTAAAAGAATCTATTGGCGAGCGTTTAAATTATATCGAAACCAGTATGTTTGGCGATGAATATAGATCTACTGGTAGCTTGGTCGGGGCAAATCGACCTCATATTACTAATATGGGCAGAGAGTTTTTCGCTCAAGTAACTATGGAAAACGATGTAATCGTTAAAGTAAGTTAAGTTTATATATAGAATCTATTGTGAAAGCAGTAGATTTTATTATATACATTTAAATATATACTGGAGTATACATTATGACTATTATTGAAAAAAACGGCTACACTTTAGTGAATGAAGATAGTAAACCTGTAGAAATGGATTCTTTAATCCATTGCTTTAGAGGTAGTTTATATTGTGTTCAAGGTGGTAACCCACCACATAAACCTAGCAGTCAGGGTAAAATCTGGGTTAGGAGCGATGGAAATAACTATTTACAAGAGTTTTATCCGTCAGTTTTCAATTGCAAATGGGTCTATAGAGGATAGAGTTATGGAAAAGTTTTCGCATCGTGAAATAGAAGTCTATACAGTTTGGGTTGATCGTGTTCAGATTAGCCCTGAGATATATAATCTACAGGAAGCCAAAGATGTTTTCGATGACTGGAGACGTAAAGGTTATACTGATTTAGATTTAATGTGTGAATATAGATTCGAGGAATAGAGTTATGGAAATTTATGTCGAAAAGAAAACAGTTTATGGTAATACTTTATATTACCCTGCTTGTTGGAATGCTAAGACGTTTTGCAGACTGACAGACCAAAAGACTTTAAGTCTTGGACATATTAGAGATATTAAAGTCTTAGGCTTCAAAGTCTTAATAAGACCCGATGAAGTGGTCGAACTTTAAATTATTTATTAAGTAAGTGAAGTTTTACAAACTTACTTAATAAATTAATTTAGTATGTTTCAATCCCCTAGTGTTGCCCCGAAGTTTGGGGCTTTTTTTCGAGGTATAGATTATGTTTAACACTCACTGCACAGCAGTTCAGCAATACTCTCAACGCCATGTAGATAATATGGCAGATACAGTGCTTATGGTAGTCCTATCAATCCAACAGAACTGGCTTGGTGTTGGAGATCAGATAGCTGATGTTCGCGCTAATAAATTAGATTCTAAGTTCCTTTGGGGCAGTAAAATCAAAACGTATCAATATCTTATGGCAAATAAACATAAAATGTTTGCCCAAGTTCAAGCAGTGCTTAATTCCAAGAAGTCTTACGATGCTAAGGCTTACAGCCTGATGAGAATCTTTCTAAGGGTCGATGGCTTAGGGCTGCCAAAGGCAGGGTTCTGCTGTCAATTGATAGCAGGAATGGTTGGTTGTATGGATATACATAACATTAGAATGTATAACCTAGACACTAAGACTTTAAAGCTGAATCCCAACCCAAAGACTCAAAGGGCTAGACTGGCTAACGATGAGAAGATACAGACCTATATAGCACTATGCCACGACTATGGTTGTGAGAATCTTTGGAACTCATGGTGTGAGAATCTAGCTACAAAATCTAAGCGGTGGCAAGATGCCAACCATGTATCGGAAGTCCATTACACTTATCTGATTGGAGAATAGTTATGACTGTAATTGAAATAAATTTAGAGTTTGAAGCCGATGAGGTTACAGAAGCAGATGTTTATAATTATATAAACGAATTAATCGAGAACAATTCTTTATCCTACGAGGTTAAATAGTTATGAATAGAGCTGAATTTTTAGAGTGGTTAGATACTTGTCCAGTAGAGAATCGTGTATGTATAGATTCTACTGAAAGCATTGGCATTATATTTTATACAAGCGAGGAAAATAGCGATGAAGACTAAGTTTAAAGTTTATGTGATTGAAGAAATGGAAAGTAGTTATATAGTAGAAGCTGAAAGCATAGCCGATGCAGAAAGAAAAATGTTTGAAGGAGACTTTGACGAAAGCACTCAAGAGATTGTAGACGTATATAACTCTAAAATAGTAGACGTAGACGAGGTTGTAGAAGATGAATGAAACCTATGAGGTTTGGGATTCACATAATGTTCAAATAGAAGACGTACAGGAGATATAGTTATGGATTTTAAAGATAAAGTTAACGCAGTACACTCTGAGGTTCAGGAGTTACAAAATGAACTAGCAATCCCTGATAGTTATATAAAGGGGATATTTGAAATGCTTGAAGGTTTAAGAGACGAAAAAGTTATGAGTGTTCAAGAAACTATTGATGGTTACATCAACCGCAGAGTCGATGAGGCTGTGTCGATGAGATTTCACGATGTCTTCACCAAAATAACAGAGATGCAATCTACTGGCTACCACCTACAATCTGGATTTGACGATCTAGATGAAAGGGTTAACTCTATGGAAAGTGAGATCTACGATCTTCAGAATGAGTTTAGTGGTATGGAAGATAAGCTAGAAGATTTAGACTCAGATAAATTTGCAGAGAGTAATGCCAAATTGTTTTATGAGGCAGATAAAAGAATCAGCGCACTCGAAGAAGATCTTTTACAGTTCGATGGTAATGTAGTAGAATCTAAGATTCGAGAAGCCATCGGCAACCTAAAGGTTCAACTGAAAGTGAGGGAAGTATGATAAATCTATGGAGAGTGTGGGCGAAAGCACTGGGCGAAAAGTCTGGTGCTTCAAACCGCGAAGCAGATTATATTGCAGTAGTCCGCAGTGTAATTGTAGTTTTAAATTTTATTACCTGCCTGTTTATTATTGCAGGTGTCATTCACAACTGGTGAGGATAGAACTATGGCTAAATATATAATCCACACAAAGCTAGTCGAGAAAAACACTTACAGTGTTGAAGCAGAGAATGCAGAGATTGCCGAAGATAAATTCTATGAATGGAGTGATGTGACTGAGGTCTGCTCTTTACACCACACAGAAGACATAGAAGAAATTTACATTGACCCAACTGGAGAAGAAAATGGATAAAGATAAATTTATTGAAATATGTTTTGAAATAGCCTATGGCGCTGATGCCATCAACAGAGACTTCAAACACGAAGAAGTCTTAGAACGCTTACAATACTATTCTAACGAGGCTCATATCCTTGAGCGCGTTATAGAAGTTATAGAGGACGATCAATAATGAAAGAACTATATATCTCTGGACACTACAAAAGTAATGGCGTTTTGTTTTCAGATGCAGTTGCTTGTATTGGTGAGCCACGAAACGATTTAACTTATGGCTTTATCAACCTACCGCCTGAACATATTCTAGGAGAACATGAAGACATCGTTGTAACTCATTTAGAACTAATGCTTTTTTCTGTCTGGGCAGGTGGTGGAGAAATTAATCAGTATCCTCTCTCGTGGGTGGAGGCTGAAGAATTATTTGATAATTATGTAGCTGATGGTTATGATGATGTTGTAATTCAACCCATACCACCACAGGATTAAAGCTATGTATTCAGACACAGACGCAGAAAAAATATGTGGAGTCGCTAGGCTCTATGAAAAATTATATAAAACTAACCAGTACAGCAATCATCTAGAAGACTTAGATGAAGTTATAGAAATGGCTGTCAGCTACTTCCAATCTCATGCAGATTCTGAAGACATTATGCTACTGGCTAAAAAACTAATGGAGATTGACAATGAACTTAAAGTTAACTGAGCAGGATAAAAAGCATATAATTCAATATCTTAGAGGTCTTTTAAAAGGTATAGCTTTAACTGAATCTGATGCCGTTGAAGTCCTTTCAAATGATTATTGGCTTGACTGGAGTGAAAGTTGTGATATAAATTTAAGTTATAACGATGAGACTAAAAACTGGGACGTTACTGCCTACTATGTAAACGAACTAGGGCAGGTCGAGACAGACGACTTTATAGAACTAGATATTTATATGGGATAAAACTATGTACAAAGAAGATTCGCACATTCAAATAGAATTAAAAGATAATCATGGCGATGAAGTAAAAGAACTATTAGATTACGACATCATTGTTAGGTGGTCTGAAGAAGAAAAAAAATATGTTTGTTTCGAGTTAGTAGACCAGAGAACTGGTAGCTGTTATGCGACAGTAGACTTTACGGAGGTTAAAGATGCCTAAGATTTTACAATTTGTTGGTACTCACCCTAACCTAGAAACTGGTAAGTCTTATACAATTAAGGAATATGCTCACCACACTGGGCTTAAATTAAAATATTTATACAATAGATTTAAAAATGAAACTAAAGTTACAGACTATCTTATAACTATTCAACCATCAGGGGTTAAAGCTAATCCTAGACGAGGTAAGTTACTTGGGAATGATATAGAAAGAACATCAGCTAATTGGTTAAGGAAAACTTTATAATGTTAAATGATTTAATTTATGTAGTAGTATTTTTAATAATTGTTTTTAGTATTGAATACTTAATAGGCTTAAAAAATGAAAACATATATACACGTAAATCAACACAAGATAAGAAAGAATCTAAAAGAAAACGAAAACGAACCAGTAATAACAGTAAAGCGAGGTAAAGAAAATATATATTGCAAGCGAGTTAAAATCTTAGGAAACTCCGAAGTCCTACAATCAATCACAGATAAACCTATATTATCTTGCGGGGCTAGAGTTGTAATTGTAACTGAAGCAGAGGTTGAAACCTATGGCTAATAGTAAATATGCAATACCTGACCCAACTATCCCTAAAGTTTTAGAGCGTGGCTACGAGCCAGTCTGGGCTTGGAAAGGCGGTTGGTATGCAGGTTGGAGAGTTAAGAAAGGTTATAAGTGGCAGCACATATACCTTATCACGGACGATGCAGTAAGAAAATTTAAACTTAAAACTAAAGAAATTAAAGAAATGAAAACTGGAGAACTAAAATGAATAATGTAATTTCTATGTTTAAAAACAATACAGCAATGTCCGACATACGATCTAAAGGCTACGGCTCTGCGGACTTTGATATAGAAACAAAACCTCTGGACTATACCTGTTGGATTAACAACGGAGGAGGTACAGACACACGAAGATGCTCTAAATCTATAACCTACCGCACAGACACTGGACAAGAACTAGGCATTCATGGCGCAAAGTATCAAGCAGTACCGCCCAAACAAATGATAGATGTTACTAGAAACATTATCGAACGATCAGACCTAAACACCACAGGTCTTCAAGAAACTATCAGAACATCTCACGATGGCTCTAGAACTTTCGTACAGTACAAGCTACCAGACCACACCTATAGTACTCCCGATGGCGACTCAGCCTCGCTCAGCCTATTAGCTATATCATCTTTCGATGGAACATGGCCGTTTATGATTAGTGCCGCAGCTATACAACAAGCCTGTACAAACTTACAAGTCTTTGTTAGCGGTGAGGTAGCAGTGTATAAAGCTAAGCACACCAAGAATCTAGACATAGAACTAGGCGGCAGAGTGATTACAAAGTCTTTAGATGCTTTTGAAAATGAAAGAGACCTTTGGTCGCAGTGGAGCACGACACACTGTACAGATGAAATGGCTATGCGTTTGTTTGCCAAAGCTGTTAAATCTAAACAGATTGAAGATGATCTACAGCAAGGCTATTCTGCTTGGGACTGCTTAGATAATCTTAAAAGATCTAATAAGAATCTAAATTATATTTGGAATCAGTACAAAAATATTTATACAAAAAGACTTGGCAAGAACTATTGGTCAGCGTATAATGCTCTGACTGACTGGTCAACTCATGCCAACACGTTTAGGAACAGTACAGAAATGAACATAGCTTCTGTAAGCAACGATAGACAAGAAGCTGTTAAGAACGCAGTACAAAACAACAGACTAATGAGGGTTGCGTAATATGACATATAGATTACTTGGAAGATACCTTACCTTTGGTATCAGGAATGGAGTCGGTATAGATCTTGAGTTCACTCACTCACGACCAATGTGGGTGACATCTAAAGACTTTGAAGGATTAAAAGCCTGCTCGTTTGAGGGGACTGTAATCATGCTACCATTTATGATTATCTCTTTCGGGAGGTGTTACGATGAGCAGTAGCAGAGGCAGAGAAACTGAGGGCGGTAAAGGCGATCAACTAAGAAAAGTAAACAGGAGAAAGTATGATGAAAACTTTGATAAAATTTTTAACACCAAAACTGATCGGGATAGTAAAAACACCGACAAACAAACTAAGACACTGGATAGCAGACAAAGCTGAAGAATATATTTATGTTTCTAAAGTAGTCGTCTTCGCAGTGGTTTGTTATATGGTAGCTGTCACACTACTGTGGCTATTTTAATATTGACACCCTAAAACCGATCAAGTATAATTAAATTTTTAAACAACCAACGAGGTAAAACTTCATGGCAATTCTACAAGGCGCAGCATATTGGGCTGCCGTAACAACACCTAACACTACGTACGATCCTGTGTATTCAGTAAACTTAGTAGTAGATGAAACTACAGCTAAAGATTTTGAAGATCGTGGCTTTAGTATTAAGCAAATGGACGAAGGTCCTGCAATAGTTATTAAGCGTAAGGTTAACGGACCAAATGGTATGGTTCGCCAAGCTCCAAAGCTTATCGACAAAAACAAGAACCCACTGGATGCCCGTGTAGGTAACGGATCTAATGTCCGAGTTCAATACAAAGAATGGGAGGCAGACTGGAAAGGTCGCACCTTCAAAGGCTTAGACTTCCAAGCAATGCAAGTAATAGATTTAGTAGAGGTTGGGTCGCCTGACGGCTCAGAATTTGATGCAATTGATTCAGAAATGGAGAATGAACTATGAGTGAAGCACCGCAGTACAGCTATGTAACAGATAAAGGTACTTACGATGTAACGCTATTGGACAACGAAGGTCAGGAGCTTTTTAAGCTTCTGGCTATTGCTAACAATAGAGTTACAGCAGCAAGCCAAGACTTGGGAATTGCCCAAGCATCTGTTATTGCTATTAACAACAAACTACAAGAAGCTCTCACGGACGAAGCTTTAATCTCAGAAAAGGATGACGAAACCACCGATGAGGAGTAAGGTCAATGCCTTTCGTAAAGTTCAAACTCCCCTGCCCAGAGTGCGGGGGAAGCGACCCAGTTTCTATGAACGAAGATGG